TCTTGAATTCGCGAACCTGTGTCTCATAAAGATCAGTTCTCGGAGCTTTCTTAATTTCAGTCTCTATTCTTTCAATTTCCCTAGATTCGATAACGCCATTATTCCATACCCAGTCTACGCCTTCCATAATACCATTAACAAAAGCATTCGGTGCAGATGGATCTTGGACGATGTCAATTGTGTTTAACATAAAGTCTTCTTTGACATACATAACGCCGTTTCTATTCTCAAGGCTTCCCATACCACGAGTTGAAACACCTAGTTGAACACCGCCCTCAAGCAAACCTTTTACAATTTGACCCATTGGAGTATCCAAAATACGTGCTTTACCCATCACATCCTTTCCCTCAATTCTGAGGTCCGTGATAAGATGGGATACTTTATCTAAGTTTACTGTTGGACCATCTGGATGGTTTAATTCTCCAACAGCTCTCTTAGTTTTAACTTGGTCTTCGTAATACTTATTTACTGCACCTTCCATAACATTTTGTGGATAGATGCGACCATTTCTGTTTTTACCTTCAGCCTGGGCAAAGATACCTTCAATGACATAGTTCTTCGAACCGTCTTCTTTTTTCTCGACTAGACATTGAACGTCTGTCTCGGTATACTCTGTAATAAGCTTCATTACTTAGCCCCTGCCATTTTTATAAACTCATTTGCTGCTCTCTTTGCGTCATTCAAAGATGAATATGAATCCAACTTTTCATTATCAATATAAGCAACAAACTTATTTTTTTCTTTATGCACCATAATAGAATAGCCTTTAGTTTTTGTATCAAACACGTGCTCACCTGGTGGCATGCCTTTGATTTTTGCTTCTCTAATCTGACTAAACGTTTTCATATGTTACACTTTTATGTATTCTAGTTTATTTATATGTTTTTAGTTTTTAAACTATTCGTCGTCAAAATCATCTTCAAGAGCTTCTTCGGCAGCTTGATCTAGATCATCATCTGAATATTCAATGTCATCTTCTTGTGCTTCAATAGCATCATTCCAAATACCTTGAGCAACTGCAACTTTTTCTTGCTCTAAAGCGTTTTGAACCTTTTGTGTGAGAATAGTATCAAACATGTCATTAGCCTTGTTGAATTCTGCGTTTGCAGCAAAGTCAATCATATATTCTAGTGGATTTCTTTCTTCTACTTCACTCATAATAACTCCTATTTCGCTACTTTAATATTAATGTTATGATTTTGATCTTTAGGTTGGGGTTGTTCTACTTCTGGTTCGGGAGCCGGCTCTTCCTCTTCTTCAGGTTCTTCTGTAGACAACTGATCTTTCATAGTCTTAATGTCTTCATCATTAAGCATAAGAACGTTCTTCATTACCCATTCTTTTGAGAAATATTCACCAACATAGTTCTGAACCATATCAAGTGACTGTAATCTCTCACGCAATAACTCAGCATCTTTTAACTCGGTAAAGTGGTTATCTCTTTCAAATTGAAATTGAATATCGTTAGCGATATTTTCCCAATCCTCTTCGGTGATAATACCCTTAAGAATTAACTGTTTCTTTAGAATTTCTCTAAAGAGCATAGAAAATCTCTTGCGAAGTCTATCAATAAATTTTTGAAACTTTAATTCGTCTCTTGAAATTTCTGTTGATCTGCCTAATGAGAATTGAGCCTCTTGCTCAAGACGACCAATAGGAACATTCAACGATTTATATAGACGTTTCTGGAAGTAAAGAATATCGTCAATCTGTCCTAGATTTTCGCCACCAGGAAGTGTTGAAATTTCTGTGCCTCTACCACCTTCGCGTCTTGGTAACCAGAAGTCTTCAAGCATTGACATATGCTTACGGTCATCTTTAATTGCGCCAGTAGAAGCATCATAAACAAGCTTATTGCGATATCTCGCCATAATGCCTTTCATATATTCTTCTGATTTGCCCTTTGGTAAGTTACCAACGTCAATATAGAAGATACGGCGTTCTGGTGCACGAGCTAGACGGTAGATAACAAGAGAATCTTCCATCATGCGTAATTGGTTAATAGGCTTAAGAGCTTTGTGTAGATATGACACAACTTGTTTTTGTGTTGCGTCAAGCAAGCCAGAAGTTACATAAACAACTGAATCTTTTGTGAGTTTTACACCACTATTCTGTTGACCAGGTTTTTCTTGGTAAATATAGTATTCGTTGGAGCCTTCAACGATATTGGCACCAGTAATAGGATCTTTCTTGCGAATGACTTCTTTTACTTTACGAGTCTTTGCAGAGTCGATGGGTCTAATGTCTTGAATACCAGCTTTTGTATTTTTTTCATCAACTACTAGATGATAGTTAAGTCTACCATCAATATACCATTTTCTAAAAATGTCATGACCCAAATCATTAAATTTGAGCATGTAAAGAATATCATCAAATTCTTCTGAAATTTTATTTTTGATGCCCTTTGAGAGTTCAACATTATCCATCTGAAGAGAAACTGAAATATCATCCCCACCAGAAACAGATTCGTTTACAATATCTTCAATGGCAGCATCAACTTCTGGATGCATTGCAACACCACGATACTTTTGAATAAGTGTCGCATTATCCTTAGACTTATCGCCGTCAAGATCAACATACTGTCCATAATGTGCGCCAGAGGCGGTGACATAGCCAGCTCCATCCTCGTCCACTTTAGGAACAATAGAACGAAGATTCTTTTCTTCCGCTTCTTTCTTTTTTGATCTGCCGATTTCAAATCCAAAAAGTTTTATTGTATTTTCAGCCATTATGTGTCCTAAAATTAGTGTTAGAAAAGGCCCGAAGGCCTAATCTGTTAGTATATAGCGACTTATTAAGAAGTCGTATTTGATTCCCAATACTGAACTTGGAATTCAACTTGGAATCTTTCGATATCGTCGTTGGTCGCATAGTTCAAATCAATTGGTGAAACGTTAGTAGGGAAACAACCACGGAAGTTGTATGTCTTCAATACTGATTCGTCACGATCCAATTGTTCAACAACAAGGTCTGCTTGATAATCTACTGGAGTTGAAATGCCAGTATTTGCTTTGTGAGCATTAATACCATTCATCCAACGTTCCATAGCGTTGCGAACTTTAAAGTCTGTATCGTTAATGATAGTTGGCGTCCACGTGTCAAACGTGCGGTCGCCAGCAATTTTAAGTTGTCTGCCACGGAATGGGATTGTAATAACACCCATAATCGAACCAGGCAATTGTGCAGCCTCACAGAGGAAAGACGTAATTTCTACGTCTCCCCCTGCATAAGCTGGAAAGTTGATTGTTGCCTTAAAGAGGTTAGGACGTGCGCCACCACCTTTTAGTTTGGCTTTAAAATCGTCTACTCCAAGAATAGCCATTTATTTTCTCCTAACGTCTATTATACTGTGCCAACAACTTCTTCAAACTCAACACCAGTTCTAACTGCAACGAAGTTAAGCGTTACGAAGTTAATTGAACGTGCTGGTTTGATGAAGATGCTTGCAATGAATTCGTTTCTGTCAATAACTGCCGCTGTGTTATTTGTTTCGTCACATACAACACGGAAGTCAGTAATACCACGACGACCTTGGATTTCTCTCAAGAATGGCTCAACGATGTTAGTGAATTCTGCGCGAGTAAACTCGTCATTGAATTCGAACATTACGTTACGTGCAGCCAATGCAATTGATCTTTCAAGAACAAGGAACAATCTACGGACGTTGATACGATCAAATGCACTTGGACGCGCCATGTGCGTTTTATCACCGTAAAGCAAGATGCCTTGACCCGGAAGATTTGCGACTGGATTCACACCATTTCTGTAAAGAAGGTCTCTTTCAGTTTTGCTTGGAGTGTATTCGAGTGCAGTAACACCAAGATATACACCACGGCGCTGGCCAGCTGGCGAATACCAAGCAGCCTGATCATTGTCAGATGCAGCCATGATACCAGCTGTAGAAGAAGCTGCAGGAATTTTGATGTATTGATCATTATACTTATCATATACTTTAAGATAGTTGTTATCGATGAATAAGTATGAAGAGTATGTGAATGTTTTAGCCGTCGTGATAACATCGCTATTGATAGTAGTTGAAGTCAAAACATCCGAACGTGCGGGTGAAGCAACAACAACACAGTCTTTACGAGTACTTTGGGCAATTGCAACAAGATCATTAACAACAGTTGTCTGATCTGTTCTAGATGTCATACCAGGCGCAATTAAGAAATCTACCTGAATATTATCAACATCTTCAAATTTATCAAAGCCTGTTGCATATTCTGTTGTACCTAGTGCCGCAGAGTTAGTTCCATTAACAAAAGAAATTTCTACAGCTGCAGGAGAAGCTAATTTATAGTCTTTAGCTGAAGTAGCATTTGTGCCTGCATCTGCATCAAACTTGCTTGCTGTGCCAAAACCTGCAAACCAAACATAGTTTGATCTTGAGTTAATTACATCTTTAATATAGTTTGAAGTTCCATCAGCTGCTTTTGCATCAGCCGCAAGAGAAACGAATGGGAATGTTTCTAGAACAGTTCCACGAGCGCCTGTGAAAGCCCCATCTTCGTCAATAACTACTACGTGCATTTCATCACCAGAAGCATTTCTGGCTGCAGCATATGCGGATGTTGTTGGTGCAGCATCAAAGTTATCTTGATATGTCCAACCAGTAAACGCAACAGCATCAGCGCTGTCAACAGCACCTAAGAATGAAACTTTTAATGAATTGCCAAGAGTTCCTGGATATTTAGCAATGAATGTGTGTCCATCTGAATCCAAAGCATTTTCTTGGAAATCGAATGACGCTTGATTTTTTACAGTGCATGTTGCCGCTGCGTCTGAATCAGCGCCGTTAAGACTTTCACCCGCATTTTGGGTTGCTTCACGAACAATGTATAGTGAATTTGAATAGCGCAAGAAATATGCAGCGCTATGGAAGTCGATTGAATTTGTTTTATCTGGATTACCAAATACTGAAACCAATCCTGCTTCGTCTGAAACTAAAGTTGGAGAATCGACTGGACCCCAATTAAAGTTACCAACAAAAGCGCCGGTTGTCGAACCTACATTAGGAACAACACCAGTAAGATCAATCTCTTTTACGGTAATCGCTGGAGATTCTGATACTGCCATGACTCTTTTCCTTTGAGTTGAATTATAAGCTTTTCATAATACGAGTTTTCAATTAATACTATTTATAAGAAAGCTTATTTAGAAGTTTTGGTGTGCATAGTCGATAGCCCAAGGATGATCTTCCTTTTCATAATGATCTATTATATCACTTGCATCATCAATAAATCCGAAAGGCACAAGATCCTCTTCAATTGAACGCATTTTATCTTTAAACATCATTTCTTTCAGATTAATATCAGTCATATCTTGAAACATTTCAGTGAGAGCGAAATATCCAAACATGACCAGATTCATCATAAGATCATCATGATTTCCATCAGATGCTTCATATGACTGCCCCTTTGCAATAAATGTAGAAATCTCCATAATTGTATTTGTATCATTGATAATAATCTTTTCATTTTCAATGATATCTTTAATGCCAGAGCAGCCAAGTCTTTTACTTTTTCTCGTCATTTCAACACCCAGACCATCTGCCTTAAGAGCAGATGAAACGTGCATGTTTTCATATTCTAAGTCATGATAAAGTCCACGAGTAACAAGAGTTCCTTGGTCATTTGACTCAATAATTACATATGCATTATTGTAAGAAGTTGCATACTTATATATAATATCAGGGAAGAGTATTGGAGAGATATCGTTTCGCCGATAAACAGCCACTTGCTTAAACGGGTGTTGTGTTATGTCGATAACATTAAAAGTAGAATAGTCCTGTCCTCTTCCCTTCGCAACATCAACGCACATAATATATTGATGATTGTCTTTAGTCTTCTCATAGACCAGCATGTCACCGCCTTCAAGAATATCAACAGGATTAATCGCTTTCAACTTCATAAGAGTTTCTGCGCTAATTAGAGTGTCCCCAGTTCCGAAGAATGTGTTACCAAATTCTTGATCAAACTGCAACTGTGATGTGTTACCAATAGTTTCAATTTTCCAAGCTTCATCACGACCCGGAACATCCCACCAATCTACTCTGAATCCTTTATATGCGTTTGTTCCTTGAAGAGCACCTTGCCAAATAGTATAAAACATATTACCAACGCCGTTGGCGGTTGATGTAATGATAACCTTTGTGTCCTTACCCGATGAAACAACAGGATATGTTGAAGTATAGAATTCTGTTGCATTTTCAACAAAAGCAAATTCGTCAAGGAATAGAAGGTTAATAGACAAACCACGAATAGATGATCCAGATGTTGCTGCAGCAAGAATCTTAGAGTTGTTACTAAACTCAATAGAGCCTTTGTTTAATGCCTTAGTACCTGGCTGTAAAAAGAACGGTAAGTTTTCCAACATCAAAGTGACGCGGGCTAGCATCTCTCTAGCAGTTGCGCCTTTGTTTGCTAGAATAGCAATATTCTTTTCAGAATGAAATAATGCATACCAAAGAAGATATGCAACAGATGAAATAGATTTGCCTGATTGACGACAAGCAAGAACGATAGAGAATCGATTCTCGTTAAAGTGATTGAACATTTTTTCTTGATATGGATATAGTTTGAATGGAACCAAACCCTTATCAAGCGAAATGACCTTACAGTATGTTATAGCAAAATACGCTGGATCATTCATACACTTTTGATACTCAAGAATATTCTCTTGAGTCCACCCTTGAATGATACCATCTCGTTTCACATTCGGATTACCTAAGTAGCCCTCATTACCATTTACAATGTTATTCATCTTTTAATCGTGGTGTAATATCCACCACATTGTTCTCCACATTTTTATTCACATCTTGCAACATTCTTTGTAAGTCTGCAGTAGAACCAATAAAGACATTATTATTTGTAGTCCCACCTTCTACTGAAGCTGGAACATTCTTTGCATTAATATCTTTATGCTTCTTATTCAGATCAAGTAGCTTATCGTTAACATCGGCTGTGTTCTTAATAAGTCCAGAAAGAACCTCAAAAGCTCTTGGATGTTCACTTTCTCTTGCGACCTCAATCATACTTTCAAGTGCATCCGTTCCCTTTTCAATGAGATCATATAGCACTCTGCGAGAATATTCATAATCATTATCATAGTTTTTATTTTTTTCTTCTTCACTCATTATGCACTATCCTCATAACTATTAATTGTTGTAGTGAAGCCATAATCACTATCTGGTGTTGCATCTAAAGGATTTGGATCAACTTCAATTCGAGTTGATGGACTGAATAGAGCAAACGCACCATCAGAGTCAATTCCAGCTGTATAAAGATCGACAATAGGTTTTCTGATAATAGACGAATTTTGTGTTGCACCGTAGAAGTTCGCATTCATTTGAAAATCTAGTGTGTATTGGATAATGCGTCTTGTGTCGAGCGCGCCTTCGTATGCGTCACTGTACGTGATTCCATTCAAAGTGATAGGAACATCTTCTTTGATATCAGAGTAATCAGCAAACGGTTTAATTGTTAGTGTGTATTGTGGACCAAAATATGGAATGATTTGCTCAATAATCTGCAATGCATCATCTTGTGTCTTTGTGTATACATTCAATTGAAATCCAATAATATATGGAGTTGATGTATAGATTTTGTCTCTTGTAGTAGAACCTGTGCCACGATTAATATTATTTGTCTTTGCCAACTGTCTCTGCGAATCATACTGAAAAGAAACAATTTCAAAAGACATACGAGGAAGCTTAATAGCAACCTTTGTATCAGTATTCAAATCTGGATTTTCGCGAAGGCGAGCTAAGTAACTATCTTTAGGTGCATAGGAAAGAGGAACCCTTGCTTGATTGATAACTTTGTCAGAAGAGTCTTTACGAATGACATAAATGTTATTGAAAAGAGAACCAAAAATAGCAACACTTTTTCTGATTCTTTCATGATAGAAGTGTGTGCCTAACATTACTGTGGATCTCCAAATGGATTCGATTCGCTAAAGTCTAAGAATGCCATATCAGTTTCAGTTGTATCAAAGAATTCGTTATCTTCAGTTTCGGATAACTGATTATTTTCGGTAACTGCATTTACAAGTGCTGTCGAATAAACTGGATCAACAATTCCAGTAGTAGAATCTTTATCAATTGTACCAATCAAACTTAAGCCGCTTACAAATGTGTGATAGTTACCATCATCTGCGCCTACGTGAACCAGATGTAGTATATTATCTGAGTCAGAGAATGATGCGACTTCGCCAGACATTACTACTCCAGTAGCAAGTGTCTGATTAACAGTTTCGCCTTTAATCCATCCAAATGAAGCACTATCAAGAGTTAACTGATACTCATATGCGTATCTTTCTTCAATCTTATCAATCGCTTCAACACCAGTGTCTAAGTCTTCGTCAGAATATTCGAACAATTCACAGCGCATTTTATATGTAGGAAGATTACTTAATTGATAGAATGGCGATTCGTGCTCCACTGACATAATTTGAAACATAGAATTTGATAAAGGAAGATAAATTATATCACCTTCACGAGGCCGCACACTATCTAACTCGTTATCATATCTTTCAACAGTTTGCCTCCATCTTTTTCTGGAAACAACAAATGATGCAGTATCTCTTATTTCAACACCAAACTTAGCAAAGATATCACCTTCTCCATCAAAACCTTCGGTATTCTCAATATACATTTCAACTTTATATGCTGAATTAAATCTTGATGGAACGTCTTCGCCTAAAATTCTATCTTCATTTACAATATCTCTTGGAAGATAATAAACATCTTGACCATAGATTTTTAAGGATTCTATGATAATATCTTCGTAAAGATTTTGTTCTGATTTAACTCTTTGACTGAAATATACATTAGTTGCCATGATTTATCCTACAAAGAAATCTGCTGGCATTTCAAAGTCCATACGAATTTTTTCTCTAAGTCTTTCAATTTGTGCTGTCGCGTCATCATAGATTTGTCTGCCGTTAAGAGTGACACCACCAGGCATTTGCATCCCTTCAAACTTACTTAGATTTGATCCCCATTGCTGTTTAATAAGTTCAGTGGTATATTCTTTAAGCCACATATCGTTATAAACTTTACCAAAAGATGTTGGATCTACTGTCTTATATGCTTCATAGATAATATATTCACCAGATTGAATATCTTTATCAGCAAAGTCGCCGTGAATATACAAACGATTCATCTTACGTGAGTATGTGGATTGTGGCTCTCCGTTAAGTTTCATATCAAGTAATGAAAGATATTGATTTAATTGCTCATAATATGCAAGATCACCAGCAAAGTTCTGAAGATCCGCAATATCATTAAGCATCATCTGATACTTAATATCAAAAAAGTTAAATGATGTATTGAAAGAAGAAGAAATGCGGAATAGTTTTGAGACAAAAAGAACGTCATCAGATGTTTCAATATATTCTCTAGAAACATCACTGTCACCCACTAGATGCGACACATATGTTCTATATGTCGCCTCTGAGTGATATTCTTGCCAGTATTGAATGGCTTCGTCAACACGATCCTCTAATTGATCAATATCAACGTTAATCTCAATTACCGGCTCTCCTAATCTGCGTAAGCAGTATTCAATGAGTCCTTGACGCGTTGTTGGATTTGCCATATTCTATTCCTATTTTACTCTATTTATGATCCAGCGCCATATAGTGTTTTGAGTGCAGTACCAGCTGAGTTGTAAATTACGAGTGATGTAGCTCCAGAAAGCTCGCTTGATGTAACAGTATTAGCTGCGAGTGAAGCGCTAATAGAAATGTTACCGGTGCCATTGAAAGAGCCTGAAGTTCCCGTCACATCTCCAGTAAGAGATACCGTTCTACCTGTGGCAAGCGCAGTAGCCGTTGCAGCATTTCCTGAAGTATTTT